CAGACCCGTCACGCGCAACAATGGCCGAAGCTGTGTTGGCGCTAGTAGCGTTGGACGTTACCGTAAACGAGGACGCGCCTGCTTGGTCTGCAGTAAACGAAGCTGAGCCAGACAAGCCTGTACCCGACACCGCCATTGTAAGCGTGCCGTTATTAGGAGAAGGAACAGCAGCCCAAGACACGACGGAGCCATTGGTTGTTAAGTAGTTACCACTATTACCAGTCTGACTTGGAGTCAACGCGTTGATCGCGCCAGAGGCTGTAGTCTGTCCGGTACCACCGTTAGCTACTGGGAGCACGCCGGAGACATGCGTAGTAAGTGCGACTTTTCCGTACTGAGGTTCTACCCCAACACCGCCGGAGAGCAAAACGTTGCCAGCGGCAATATCCGCGAGCTTACCTATCGTCGTTGTACCAGTCGCGTAAACAATGTCGCCAACTGTGTAGCTAGAAAGCCCAGTACCGCCGTAAGCAGCGCCAATAACGCTAGCGTTCCAAGTACCGGCAGTAAGAGTACCAACGCCAGTAATTCCAGTGTAAGAACCAGAAACCCGAGCCGAAGGTAAGGTGCCTGAAGAAATGTTGGACGCATTTGTGGTGTCAGTAGTTGCGGAAGCGGCCAGAGCCGTCCACGTAGGCGCGGCAGAGGCGGAGCCCGTACCCGTCTGGGTCAGGTATTTAACCGTTGTAGTAGTGTTACCGGCAAGTTGAGCCAGTGTCGTAGTGCCAGACGCGTAGAGAATTTCACCCGCCGTAAAGCTGGAGATGCCCGTACCGCCGTTAGTCTCGTCGATTGTGCCTGTAAGCGAAATAACCTGCCCGGCGACATTAATGTTCCCCGTGCCCGTATATTGGGGCGTAGCGGAGAACAGAGAGAACGTGATGGCTGTCGTACCAAAGGTAATCTCGCCAACGACCGTACAGACGTACGCCTGACCAGCATCCGTATCCCCCAGTCTAATGAAGAACGCGTCTCCTCGACTCAAGGCAGTGGGAGAAGAAGGAGCGTATGAATTCGTATCTGCGGAGCGCGTCAGTATCCAGTTGGTTGACGCTGAGCCTTTGTCAGTAACAACATACACGCCGTTCTGCGCCCCGGCTGTCTGCTCGGAAACGAGAATTCGGTCGTCGTTGTCTACGGCTACGCCGTCAACCGTTAGTGCCGCTTGCGTTGTGTTGTTGGTGAGCGTTGCGCCTACACCCGAGGTGCCATTATCGTAGGTAGAGGCCAAATTGCCCGCAGTTCCCAGACGAACAGAGTCGTGGTAGAGCAGCGCTGCAGCGACGGAGTTATCAACGTAGCCTTTAGTGGCGACATCCAGATCGGCGGTTGGTTCGGCACCGACAGTGAGTTTACCTTCAATTGTTACGTTGCCTGAGTTGTCCTCAAAGACCGCTGCCTCGGCTGGGTACGTGATAAAGACTTCTTTGGTACCAGCGCTAAAGCTGATAGAGGAGCCCGTACTAGATGAATAAAGCGTGTCTCGCGTTAACGTGCCCGCGCTGTACGTGCCAAAGCCCACTTCCCACTCGGTCTCAACGCCGGGAGAAGTGTTGTGAATAGCGTAAAAAAGCGTTGAGCCGTCCGAAACAGCGGCAGAGAACGTTTGAAAACCTACGTACGCACCGGTAAGCGTAATGGTCCCAGTACCGGTCGTGGTACTGGATTCCCGAACCCGGTCTTTGACTACTAGGGCCATTTTGCCCTCCTATTAAGCGATACGAATAATGGCGCTTGCAGCGTCGGCAGTGGGGAAGTTGATTGTGAAATCGCCCGCCGTGGAAGTTTTATCCGCCCCAAAATCTAGAACGGCAACCGCTTTATTCGCGTTGGTACTGTTATAGATTAACGCGCCGCGAGCAGTGATGCTGGCGGTAGACCAAGTGGTGTTTGCGTAGCTGATATACGCAGTAGTGCCGGAACTTGTTGGAGTTGTAGATACCGTCAGTGCGTTTCCGCCTGCCGTGTAGCCCGCGCCAGTAGTTTCGTTAGTTGTTGCATACGCAGTGGTAGACGCATCCAATGTAGCAGCCGAAGTAAACAACGCGATGTAAAAAGTGTCTGCGCCAAAGTCATGCTCTCCGTCGAGTAAGTCGACTTTAAAACTTGTGCACATTGCTTGAGTGATAGCCATTTTTAGCTCCTGTCAAAAATTTAAATTACGGGTATCCGTACTTGTCCTGAGCGATAAGAGTCTTGACGTTCAAGCCCATCCCCAAGCCGTTTAGCAAGTTGTAATGCCTCATTGTACTTGGTGTTGTACAGTGCTAGCAAGTCCGCCTCACCCTTCATGAATGTGTATGCCTCTACAAGCGAGCCGTAAAGAAGTACCGTATCAAAATTGTCGCCCAACCATGACGTCTCAGAATCCACAATCGATTGTGGGTAGTAGAAATAATGCATCTCTACCTCGTAGTTGGTATCTGGAGTCGGGCCCAGAATAAAAGTCAACTCGTTGGCGTCACCTGACTGCGGGCCAAAGATGGCGTAGTACTTGGGTATCCCCGTAGAAGTGGGGTTGGGGTACGCCTGACGGATAAAGTTTGTGTCTTTATTGAGCAGGTACTCGTAGTTGCCGCTTCCGTCAATCACCGCCAACGAGTGGTTAGCGAGGAAGTCCGTGGGGCACTCAAGGTACTGGTTCCCAATAGTAGCCGTACCCGTAACGTTTTTACGCAGCGAGGGGAACTGAATAAAGTTGTAAATCCGCTGCTCTGCCTGTTTCACAAACGTAGAGATGTTTGCTACAAACGACGACTCGTAGTTCTCCGTGTAATCCTGAATGGCGGCTGACAACTCTGAATAGTTCATTACATTACCCCACCACTAGCCCAAGGGACAGATGTGGCCCAAATCTTAACGCTTTGCTTAGGGGCCCAGTCTTCACCGCAGTTTGTGCAGGTGCCTGAAGCCTTCTCAGCTTGGCTAACGGGGTCTTGGCAGTGTGAACACACCACGTCGATCTCGTGTTTAGGCTCGACAACCTCAAAATTGACTTCGCGAGCTTCGACGATAGTCTTCATGCCATCGGGCCCCGTGCCATCAGCCCTTTAATAGCCGCGCCTGTACCGCGGATTTTAATACCCGAAGTTTTAACGCCGGGATACGGGTTACTGTGGATGTTTGCAATGGACGTGTTAATGCTCTTCATGTGCTTAACGGGGTCGCCCTCTACTAGCGTCGCAGATTGAGGTGCCTTTTTAGGCTGGTTGTATGTTGTCATGTCTAGCTCCTTAGCTAATTGTTACCGTAACTGTACCAGTATTACCCAGAGCGACCAAGTCGTTTGGAGTTAACACATCGTCAAAAATGCGAGCCCCACCAACTGGGTTCCAGCCCCACTGAATACCGCGTGAGCTGTAGTCTCCACCCGTAAACGCCCTCGACTTATCGGTCCGGGGGTTGCGCAGCGCTTGCGGGTCTTCTACAGGATACATACCCTGCATGTTCTGTGGATGATCGACGTCCCAACAGGTTGGGCATACCATCACGTTTGTTTTTCGCGTGCGGACAATAAGCTCTTTAAGCGCCTTTAGCTTGTACTGCTGCCCACACCGGTCACATTCCGATATGGCATGCTTGCCGGATGTGAACTTGCTGCTCATACTTACCCAACAGACATGTAGCGTGGTACAAAGCGAATAGAAGACTTATCCCGATCTTCTGTAGCTGCTAAATCCCAAGCCTCATCGTATTGCTGTTTTAACACCCCCAAGCGGTCCATGCCACTAGGCACCTTCATAGCGAGCATAAACGCCAAACCCGCAACCATGCAGTTTAGGAAGCGAAAAGGTACGTCCATGGTATTTACACCGCCACCCGCGTCTTGGATACGGCGCAAGCGCCAGTACACTAAGGTATAGGTCTGAGTGCCATCAGGAACGGGCCACACGTTGATATTAGGGATAGGGGCTACTCTATCTATGTAGACCTGAATTGGGCGCCCTGTGACCAGCTTGTTGGGGAGTGACGCATATGTCGAAACGCTAATGCGTGAGCAACTCAGATCAGCCTGCGTATTGCCGCTGCCCGTCCGTATAACATGCTCAATCAAGTCCACAGTATCGGCGGGTAAGTCGTATTGCCCGGTTCCCGCAACAAGAGAGATTTCGCCCGACTCTATCGTCCACATGTTAATGCCGCGGTTTGCCCACTCAGTAAACATCAAGTTTAACGAGCGACGTGCGGTCTTTAGGTCATAGCCGGAACGCATCTCGGAACCGGCGCGCTCAAACGCCTCCTCTACCAGCTCGGTGAGGTCTAGGTTAAACGACGTGGTTCCGGAAGTTGCCATTATTTAGTTCTCGCTGTTTTAGCCGCTATTTTCTTGGGCTGGGGAACAAACTGTTTGCCCTTTGCCGTACCTTCCCGCTTAGCACGGGTTGTAGCCGCGTATTCTTTGCTGCTCAAGCTATCGCGAGCCTTCTTAGGTAGATACCGTTCGCCTGTCGCTTTGGGGCCTTCT